GTCAGGCCTGGCGTTTCTGCTCGTTCTCTCTAATCGGAACGACCTTTCCGGCAAGGGCCGAAAAGTCCAGTTTTTTGGCCATCTTGGCTTTCAGCTCTGTGGCCTCGTCTTTATCGAGGGCTGCGGTGATGCTGTTCTGTTTGAGCAGCTGAAGAGCCGTGCGGATGTCGTCGTTGGACTGCTCTCCGGTGTCAATGCGTAAGCGAACAGCACGAACAACAGATGCGTGAAGTTCCTGAAGCTCTTCATTGAGGTCAGCCACTCGTCACTTGTGCATATGTCTCACTTCAGTATGCAAGCAATCGCAAATTGTTTCACTTTGTTATGTTGAGGCTGTAGTACACGGGAGCCTGTTATGGGCAACGTGGACACCACAATTCAAATCAGGCGTATTCGGCGCGAACTGATCGATGACGGGGCTGACCCGTTTTGGATCGCAGCTGAGGCCCTACAGACCGTCGATCGCCTTCAGCGGTTGCTTGCTGAATACAAGCGAGGACGGTGGAAATGACAGCCATTGCTTAACCAGGCAAAAACCAGAAGCGTCTGCATTTCTGTCTGCTGCTAAATGCAGATTCGGCAGACACCTGCTGGTTAAGTCCCAGTGGTGCAGAGGTCTTTTGGGTTGCCAATGCTGTGGCCAGCCATTGGTTTAACTATGCATAGGTGCAGACCAGGCACTGAAACTGGGTTTTGCGCTGTTCTGGACACTGGTTCCAAAAGGTCTGCACAGGTGGTTTGCTTTGTCTGCCGGAAGCAGACAGTTTTCAGTGGCCGCAGACGAAATGCAGACAGGGCAAACACCCGAACAGGACCAGCACCGCAGACAACAGCGAGAGGTTAAGCGGGCTGAGGAACGTGCGAAAAACAACCAGACAAGGCTGAAGGCATCCGGCCGCGAAAGCAAGACCTCTTACGGCCATGCCCTCTTCCAGAACTACGGCGAGTTGTTCAGCCAAGGCATCAATGTCTTCCTGACCAAGAAGCTTGTTGACCCGTACAGCGCTGGCAGACATCACCAGGCTTGGGAGTTTCTTCTGCACTTCTGCAATAGAGGCCCGCGCTCAATTGCGGTGATTGCATTGACCTGCGTGATCGATCGGATCAGCACCATCAATGAGAAAACCAAGCTGGCGATTGTTATCGGCCGTGCGCTGCAGGATGAACTGAACGGCACCGTCGTCCATGACCAGCGCGGCATGGTGCTGCTCTCGGTGGTCAAGAAGAAGTTCGGCCGCAAAACGGTGTCGGCCAAGGTGATGAACAAGCTCAAGGTGTCGCCTAAGGAGTGGACGACGCCGGAGAAGCGTGAGCTTGGCTGTCTGGTGTTGGACCTGCTCATGGCCAGCACCAACCTCGTGGAGGAGGTGCAGCAGGGCCGCAAGCTGCTGATTAAGCCCACCCCTGACGTAGAGGAGCTGATTCGCAGCAAGCCGCCGCGGGCCATGTCTGTCCGTCGGCTGCCGTCGCTGCTGCCCCTGGAGCCCTGGTCAGACATCCGCCGTGATGGGAAGCCGTTGGTCTCCAGTCGCCGGCCGATGGACCTCAGTCACATCACGGTCGGTTCTGTGGTGGCACAGATGGAGATCGTGAATGGGCTGGAAGAGCAGCAGATGCGTGTTGACCCGTGGATGGCGGAGGTGCAACGCGAGGCATGGGACTGCAACCTGCCGCTGTTCTCGGTGTCCCGTGAGCCCGAGCGTCATGAATTTGGCGGTGAGGTGGTGCGCAAGCGGGCTCGCATTGAGGAGGCAATGCTGCAGGCCGAGGAGATCGCTGGCCGTCCGATCTGGCTTGAACATGACCTCGACTTCCGCGGACGGGTCTACTGCTCATCGCGGCTGGTGGGCCACCAGGGGCCTGACCACATGAAGGCGTTGGTGGAGTTCGGCCTGGGAGCCGTGGCGGGTGAGGACGGCTTTCAGGAGATGCTCAAGGCCGCGGCCGGTCACTACGGCCTGGGCAAGAAGACCTGGAAGGAAAGGCTGGACTGGGGCAAGCAGAACCTGCACATGATCAGTGCGGTGGCTCAGAGCCCTCTGGATCGGATGGATCTATGGAAGGACGCCTCCGACCCGTGGCAGTTCGTGCAGGCCGCCAAGGCTATTAACGACTGGCTGGTGGACCCAGGCAGGAAACTGCACTTGCCGGTCAGGTTTGACCAAACGTGCAGCGGGATGGGGATCATCGCCTGCCTGACGAGAGACAGGGAGTTGGCCCGTCTTACCAATTGCATCGGCGACAGTCGAGAGGATCTCTACGCCCAGGTCGCTAAAGACCTGAACGATGGGTTGCAGCGTGACCTGCAGGGCTTCGACTTCCGCAGTGCGCGGATGGCAGAGATCTGGCTGAAGCATGGAATCACCCGTGAGGTGACGAAGGGGCCAACGCTGACGCGGATCTATGGCGCGAGGCACTTCGGAATTGTCGAGCAGTTGGTCGACTTCCTGATGCAGCGGAACCCGCGGGTCGAGCTGGAGGACTGGGACCGTGAGTACACCTGGCCGGCGCAATACCTGGCCACCAAGTTGAACGTGGTGATCGCCCACCGACTCAAGAGCTGTGTGGCGATGGAGGCATGGCTGAGAAGCGTCAGCAAGGCCTGTATGAAGCGGCAGCAGCGAATCCGGTTCACTTCACCGATGGGCTTTCCCATTGCCCTTGGAGTCGAACAGGAAGCCCGTCAGAAGGTCTCCACGGTGATCAACGGGACTAAGCGCTGGGAGACCCTGGACTCAGGGGTGGTGCCGGGGGAACTGAGCGCTAGGGCGACCAACCGTGGCATCACCGCCAACGTGATTCACGCCTTCGACGCCAGCATGTGTCATGCAGTAGTGCAAAGAATGCAGCGGGTGCAGAAGCAGGTCCTGACGAACCATGATTGCTTTGCAACGCTGCCGACAGATGCCCTGCAGTTGCACAACACTCTGCTGGATGAACTGCGTGAGCACTACAAGCCGGACTGGCTGACGGATTTGCGTGAAGAGGTCTGCTACTACGCCGATGTGGACTTGCCGCTGCCACCTTTTGTGAACGATTTGTGCGAGGGAGAAATAGGCCAAAACCCTTACTGCTTCTCGTAGTCTCAATATCGTCTTACTAGATTCATTGACGCGACGGACCTAGGCCCTCATACTCAATCTGCACATCACCACTGCAGAGCTTTTATGGCTGGCTACAGGTCCGAAATCATTTACACCCCGCCGATGATGGCCAACTGGGCCAAGGTGCTCGGTAAGGCCCAGGCACGCAGCGAAGGCGACGACCCGATGTGGTCAATTGACCTGCTCGGTGACCCCAACGACGACGCCATCACCAAGCTGCGCGATCAGATCCGTGCCTGCATGGTCGAGGCCCATGGCGCCAAGCCCAAGGTCAGCGCCAACGGGATGCCCCTCAAGCGCCATGAAGAGAAGAACGACATGGGCGAGAAGGAGCCCACTGGGATGCTGGTGCTCAAGGCAAAGCGCAAGCTGCTCAACAAGGCCCAGGGCCTGGAGAATGCCGGCCCCTTGGTAGTCGATTCGCAGCTGGCCAAGTGGCCTGAGAGCGAACTGATCGGCAACGGCTCCACTGTTATCGCCAAGATCCATTTCTGGGGCTGGAGCCGCGCTGGTGAAGGCGTTGGCCTGTCCGCTGAACTGCACGGCCTGCAGATCGTCAAACACGTCCCCTATACCCGCGAAGAACCTTCTGATGGTGGTTTTGCTGCTGTCCCTGGCGGTGCTGTGGCGCCGGTCACTGACCCGGAAGCTGCGGCGTTTGGTGAGCAACTTACGGCTGCAGCTCAGGCAGCAGAAGAGGACATCCCTTTCTGATGCCTCGCATGGTGGCGCGGCGCATAACGCTGCATGTCCCGTTAATGAGTAAGGCCCGGCCCAGATCCTTTTCTGGGCAAAAGGTCCCTTACATGCCTGCCGCTTACAAGAAGTGGAAGGCAGACGTTCGCGCACAACTTGCTGAGTGGTGGGTTGATCCGCCACTGGAAACCGTCAACGTTCTCAGCCTCAGGTTTTCTGGCCCCGCTAGGGCGGATCTGGACAATCTGATGGGCGCCATCCTCGACTGCGGCAACCAGCTGGTGTGGCGAGACGACCGGGTTTCAGTGATCAGCAGGCTTGTTGGCGAGCACAAGAAAGCCAAGCAAAAGGATTCAACGATTGAAATTCGTCTCTGGTATTTGCCATGAAATGTCCCCATTGCGGGCACGAAAAGAGTCGTGTCCTTGAAACGAGAGGAGACCGACGGGTACGCCAATGCGGCGAGTGCCTGAAGGACTTCTCAACCATCGAAACCATTGCTGCCTTCGCTGGTCGCCATCGCGGCTGGATCTGCGAAGAACCCCAGGACACGGTGATTGAGCTTCAGCAGAAGCTTCGACCATCCAAGTTCGAGAAGTTCCACCCGGCTCAGATTGAGGACGAGTTCAACGGCGCTGATGCCGAGCTGGCTGCCCTGCTCACTGAGTGGTGGAACGAAGCTCGCTGGTCAAAGCACAAAAGCAAGGCGACCTGGACCCGCAATGCGTGGCTTCAGAACGTCACTCGCGTGTTGGCGATGAACCCATTGAAGGCGATGGCTTTGGCCAAGCTTGGCGCGGAGATGGGTTGGCAGAGCCTGCAAGAGGGCTACGTCAACGATGTGTCCCCGGTGCCTGACGGCGTGTTGATGCCTAAGGACTCAGCCATGCAGCGAGCGATCGAGACATGGAACAGCTAACGCCGACAACTTTCCTGGCAGGCGTTGAGTTGATTCAGCAGCAGCTTCGCGTCAAGCGCGAGGACCGCTGGTCAGACGTGGTCTGCAAGCTGAAGTTTCACAGCTTCCAGTCGGAGTTCCCTGAAGTCAATGACGCTCAGTTCTTCTGGGCGTGTGAGCAGTGGGTGCAGGCCTACAGCCACAAGGACTTCTCCCGTTTCCCGGTTTGGGCTGAGCTAATGACCTCGCTGTATGCGACGGAAAACGGCAAGGCCAACCGCAGCTGGGGGTTTAAGCGCGAGCTTCCGCCGTTTGTTGCCCCGACTGATGAGCAGAAGACGTTGCTGCCAGGCAAACCTCGATCAATCGCTGGTGCCGCTGACCCGACCAACACTGACGCCTACGTCCCTTTTGAAGCTGAAGCCCACCCGTTGCTGCCTCCTGTCGTCGATAACGACGAAGGCATTAGTCGGGAGGAATGGGCTCAGTATCTCCGCCACCTTGCTGAGGAGGTGAATGGAACGACTGATTGACCAGTCGCAACTCCAAGTAATCCTCGAACGTGGCCTGGTGACTGGCAAGTGGTCAATCGCTGAGTTCAACAGGCGTGACTACTGGTCTGAGATCCCGGCTGCTTTGGATCGCCCCAAGGTCTTGCCCAGCTCTGGGTTTTTAAAAGACCACCCCCAATTTCTCGACATGAATTTCCGTGACCTACCCGCCTACAAGAGAGCAAATCATCGCTCAGCTTTCTGAGTTCAAGGAGAACCGCCCTGCTGAGCTTCAGTACGGCACCCTGCTGGCCTACGCCCATTACGCCAGCGAGGAATACGACAGAGCATTCCACAGCGACAGTGCTCACGATCAGGCCTGGTGGGACGGCGCTCTGGCCATGGCCCGTTGGATCATTGAATCGGAGGGCAACTGATGGGTGCCCGCAAGCTTTACCCAGCTCCTGAGTGTCCCAAGTGCGGGAAGACGGTGAGCAGGGTCAAGAACACCTACTACACAAAAGATGGTCGCATCGCTCGTACTCGGGAGTGTGGGTTCTGTCAGTGGAGTTGGTGGTCAGTCCAGTACCCCGAGCACAACCTCGACCCAGCGAAGTTTCGGCTGTCGATCCCGAAGTTCTCTGTCGGACCCAACAGGGCGAAGGTGATCGAAATCTTGCCTTGTGAACCATGAGTTATCTCCTTTATGACCTTGAGTTCTATGCCTATCGCTTCGCTGCCGGGAACACTGAAGATTTTGACTTCGGTGGTGGTGATTGGATCCATCGTCTCAATCACCAGAACGCGATGGTGGACTTCGCTGAGCACGTCGAAGGACTGCTCAGCAAGTTCCATGGACACGATCTATTCCTTGTCCGGGGTGACACCCGAAACTTCAGGCATGACATCTGGCCGGACTACAAGGCAAACCGCAAGGACCGCCGCAGGCCTCCGGGCTATGGCGCGTTCCTTAAGGGTCTGAGTGAATACGCCAGAAGCAGGGGTTGGCTCACTGGTGGATTCAAGGGCGTTGAGGGCGATGACGTTCTGGGATTGCTCAATGAGCCCGGTGCGATCATCTGCAGCGGTGACAAGGACATGCTCACCCTGCCGGGACAGCACTACCGGAACGATGAGCTGATTGTCGTTAAGGAGTGGGACGCCAACGTCGCGTTTTACAAGCAGACGCTTGTTGGCGACACCAGCGACAACTATCCCGGCTGCCCGAAGATTGGTGACAAGAACCCGCTATTTCGCAGCAAGGAATGGCTAACTGCCACCACCGAAAAAGAGCTGTGGGCGCAAGTCCTGCATCAATACGAGAAGGCAGGATTTGATGAGCTGTATGCAATCACGCAGGCACGATGTGCCCGAATCTTGCGCCGCGGTGAGTTTGACCTGGATTCAGGTACTCCTCACCTGTGGGAACCACCGGTAATCTAAAGGTGGTTCTTCCTGTTCATGGAATACTTTCCGCCGATTGATGAACGTCTGATCGCGGCGTTAGGGGCCAAGTTCCCTGACCAAGCGCCGGACATTCAGATGTCTGAGAAAGAAGTCTGGTTCAACGCAGGTCGTGCTGACGTTGTCCGTTGGCTTGCTTTGAAACTCGAAGAGCAGAACCAGCAAAACCTGGAGGGGCTCTGATGTGTATGGGCGGCGGGGGTGGAGGCGGCACCACCATCACGATGCCAGACACTGGCAAGTACGACCGGATGTACGACCGTCAGATGCAGATGATGCAGATGGCGCAGTCGTCTGAGCTGACTGACCTGCAAGCAAGCCTGACTTCAGCGCAATCTGCGCAAGAAGACTTGCTTGAGAAGCTTGTTGACGTTCGCACTGAGCGGGCAGAAAACGTTGCTTCTGTTGAGGCTGAAGCTCGACGAATGTCGAACATCATCGGTGCGCCGCCGCCGGAAGCGTCTGCTGCTGCCCCTGTCACTGGGGCTGCACGGACTCAGAACAAGAGAGCGAATGAACGACCAGCCGGCAAGCGGGGCTTGCGGATTGGCCGTCAGGTCGCGTCAACCGCTGGCAGTGGTGCTGGCCTCAACATCATCTAAGGAGCAAACCCATGTGTTTCGGCGGCGGCTCGGCCCCTAAGGCCCCAGAAATCAAATACCAAGGCCCTTCCAAGGACGACATCAGGCGGCAAGAGCGGGAGCTTGAAGATTTCCAGCGACAAATCGCAGAGCAGCAGTCTTCTACTGCGGCGACGATTCAGGCGCAGATTGATAAGGCCAACCAGGACACAGCAGACCTCCAGACCAAATTCGACGAAGAGTTGTCGGCATTGGAGGAACAGACAGCTGGGATTGAAGAAGGCGCCACTGCCGCCGAGCAGGCTGCTCAAGCTGCTGAAGCCGCTGCTGCTGCGGCTGGCGGAACGTACACGCCGGTTGGCGCGTATGGAGTGACAGCTACCGAGAGCGAGGCGCCTGCCGCGCAAACGACTACCACGATCAAGCCTAAGAAGAAGCCCAAGAGCACTCTGAAGATTTCGCCTTCCGCTACTGCTCAGGCGGGCAGCGGTCTCAACATCGGGGTCTGATCATGTGCAGCGGAAACAGCAAGCGGAAAGAGGCCAACCGCAAGGCGCGGAAGGAGCAGAAGAAAGCAAATCAGGAGGCCAAGGCGCGGCAGAGAGAGCTGGATCGGATTGCGCAGCAGCGCAGGATTGAGGCCCGCCAGCAAGACCGGCGGAGGGCAGATCTGGAGGCCCAGCAGGCGGCAGCACTCGCGGCAAGCCAGCAACAGGCGGCAACACTCCGTGACCAACAGGCGGCCAGGTTGGCGGAGATGTCAACGCGGCAGGACGCTGCGCGGGCTCGAACGGCAGAGCAGCAAGAGGTTGCGCGAGTCGCGACTGAGCGGGCAGAGCGGCGTCGTGGTGAGGCCTTGGCGGCTGGCGAGTCAGTGGCTTCGTCGCTTGAGGTGCTTTCAAAGCAGGGCGGCAAGCAAGGCAAGACCGCGACCCAATCAAAACGTCGAACCACCTCTAAAGGCAGCCGCCAGACCACAGCGTCATTGAGCATCGGCCAGACGGGCACTGGTGGCGGGTCTGGTTCCAACCTCAGCATCTAGCCATGAAGTCAGCCCAAAGCATCTACGACGGCTTGCAGAGCGAGCGGAACTACTGGCTGGATCGGGCACGCCGTTCGGCGTCCCTGACCATCCCGTATTTGATCCCCAGGTCAAACACTCCCTCGCAAGAGAACTACGACAGCTATGTGCTGCCGTGGAACGGGATCGGCCAGCGCGGGTGCAACAACCTCAGCGCAAAGCTGTTGATGGCGATCTTGCCTCCAACGGAAGCCTTCTTCCGTTTCACCCTCGACCCAGTCGAGATGGAGAAGCAGGAAGCGCAGATGCTGGATCAGGGCATGTCCCCTGATGAGGTTGCATCCATCCAGTCGGAGATGGAGCTGGCGCTGAACAAGCTTGAGCTGTCAATTCTGCGCAGCATCGAGACCAGCAACGACCGCGTGGTGGTGCATGAGGCGCTGCTGCATTTGATCGTTTCAGGCAACTGCTTGGTTTATGTCGGCGACGACGGTCTGGTTTGCTACCCGCTCAATCGTTATGTGCTGCTGCGCGATCCAGTGGGTGAACCGCTGACGGCTGTTGTTTGCGAAACGATGGCGATTGAGCAGTTGCCGGCAAGTATTCGCGGTGAGCTGCAGAAAGATGACGAGGAGTTCTATGGGATGGACGAATCGTCTGACCCGATGAACACCGGCCAGCCAGAGAGGACGGTCGACCTTTACACCTGCGTTCAGTGGAAAGGTGAAAGCGTCAGCTGGTGGCAGGAGATCAACAAGAAGGAGATTGAGGGGACCAGGGGTAACTCGAAAAAGTCAACGTCACCGTGGCTGCCGCTACGGATGACCTCGTTCCAGGCCAGCAGCTATGGCCCTGGCTACATCGAGTCAGCTTGCATCGCTGACCTGCAAACTGCAGAGGCATTGTCTCAAGCAGTGTCTGAGTGTGCATTAGTTAGTGCCCAGGTAAAGCATCTGGTTAAGCCGTCTGGCGTGACCAATGCGAAGACACTTGCTGATGCTGCGAACGGCGCTTATCTGCCGGGCAACCCAGAGGACGTATTTACTGTCAGAACTGACAAGGGGAGTGACATCAATGTTGCTTTCACCGCGCTTCAGAGAATTGAACAGCGGTTGGCGGCATCATTCATGTTGGCCGAGATGCGAGATGCAGAGCGGGTTACAGCGGAAGAAGTCCGCATCCAAACCCTGCAAACGGAAAATGCTCTCGGGAATGTCTACGCAATTCTGACCAGTGAATTCCAAGCCCCGTATATCAGAAGACGCCTCGAACTTTATATGCGGCAGGGAGGAATGCAGCGCTTGCCGGAAGGACTTGTCCAGCCAATGGTCAGCGTGGGCTTGTCTGGTGTGGGCCGCGGCAATGACCTCGAAAAGACTGCACGGTTTATTCAAATTCTCCAGCAAGCGCTTGGCCCTGAGGGTATGGCGACCTACATCAACAACACGGAGTTGATCAAGAGATTGAGTAGCAGCATGGGTATTTCGCCTCTGGGTCTGGTTAAATCAGAGCAGCAAATTGCTGCTGAAATGCAACAAGCTCAACAAGCACAAATGGCTCAAGAGCTTGCTGCAAATCCCCAGGGCGTTGCGTCTGCTGCCGCAACTGTCCAGGAAATGAACACACCCACTGAGGAAACCAATGGCTGACATCACACCGGCACAAACCGTGCCCGTCGGGTACGACCCGCAGTTCGAGGGAGCTGAGGGATTAGTCGGACCCGGCCAGGAAGAGCTGGCTGCTGAGTTCATGGGACAGCCTGAGCCGCAGGCTGAGCCACAGCAGGATTCGGACTTGATTGGCGGGAAGTTCAAGACCAATGAGGACTTGCTTCGTGCTTATCAAGAGCTGGAGAGAAAGCAGAGTCAGTCGTCCACTGACTCCGCTGAAGCGTCCGCTTCAGATGGTTACACCTCTGAGCAGGCTGTCGAGGTCTATGGCGATGACATCGTCAATGCAGTGAATGAGGCTGGCCTGGATATGGCTGAGCTGATGTGGAAAGCCGACAACGGCAGTGACATCAGTGAGCACTACGACGCCTTGGCTGAAGCTGTTGGTGTCCCCCGCCAAGTGGTCGAGAACTATGTCTCCAAAGCGCAAGCCGGTGATGCTGTTGTCTCTGAGATGACTGCTGCTGATGAGGCGCAGATCATGTCTGAAGTTGGCGGGCAGGAAGCGTTCCAACAGCTGTCTGGCTGGGCAAAGGCAAACCTGGATCCTGCTGAGTTGGCTGATTACAACGCTGTTGTCGACAGCGGAAACAAGAGCGCAATCCGTTGGGCACTAAAAGCAATGCAAGCCAAATCTCAAGGGCCAACATCTTCTGAGCCCAAGCTGATTCGCGGTCAAGCGCCTGCTGCAGAACCCCGCAAGTTCAGCAGCAAGTCTGAGGTGATGGAAGCGATGAACAAGCGTGATTCACGCGGTCGGAAGCTTTACGAGGTCGACACTGCTTATCAGCAGAAGTTCGCAGAACTTCTCAGTAACAGTGATGTGTTCTAACTTTGGGGGCAGGGAAGTCTGCACCACTGCAACTGATCGGCCCCCGCGGGGATAACCGAGAAGATTGAGAGGCTGCGCACCCTACGCAAACCTCAATTTTCTTTCGTCATGGCTGACGCTGATCTCAAACGAGTAGGTCAAATTAAGGGCACCGGTGGTTCATGGACTGCCGGTGCTACTGCTCAGGACGGCTACCGCGCTTTGTTCCTGAAGCTGGGCTCCGCGGAGGTGCTTTCTGCCTTCGAGGAGTATTGCGTTTTCAAGGGCAAGACCAAGGAGCGCAACATCCGGGGCGGCAAGTCAATGGCCTTCCCGATCACCGGTAAGCAGGAGGCTGCGTATCACCAGCCCGGGACCGAACTGACAGGTGGCACAAACGACCCGTCAGATCTGAACGAGCGGGTGCTCACCCTCGATTCCTTGATGGTGGCTGACGCAGCGATTGCCGAGGTCGACGAGCTGATGGCCTACTGGCCAGCCAGGCAGGAGATAACGCGCGAATTGGGAAGGGCTCTTGCCTATGAGTACGACAAGCGTGTCGCTCGCATCATCTACGCCGCTGCTGCCAACAGCACCGAGCCTCTGGCTAAGGCCATCAACACCGGCCGTACTGGCGCTCAGGTCACTCTGGGCACCGACTACACCGCTGCTGACGCCACCCGCCAGGCCAAGGGTGATGCCCTGGTGAACAGCATCTTCGACGCTCGCATTGCGATGGAGAAGAAGGATGTCCCCACGGACAACCTCTATGCAGTCTTCGGACCTGAGGACTACTACGCCATCACCATGTCGTCGCGTGCCATCAACACCGACTTCAACGGTGGCAATGGTTCCAACGGCACCATCGCCGATGGCCGCACCATGCAGGTCGCTGGTATCCCCATCTTCTCCAGCAACCACGTCACCCAGGACGCCTACAGCCTGGTTGCTGGTGACTGCAACGGTGAGTACGCCCAGGATCTCAGCAACAACAAGGGCCTTGTGTTCCACAAGGACTGCGCAGGCGTTCTGACCCTGCTGTCCCCTGCTCTGCAGGTGACCAGCGGCGACTGGAATGTTTCTCACCAGTCCACCCTGATGGTTGCTCGTCAGAGCATCGGCATGGGTGTGCTGCGTGCTGAGTGTGCTGTTTCTATCGGCACCGCCTGATTGCTACTTTCAAGAAGCATGAGCGAGGGGGCTGGGTCTTCGGACCTGGCCCCTTTTTTTGTGAGCTTTACCATTAGGACATCACCTGTGCAGATGACAGATGGCGAACACCCAGCAGGCGGCGACTCCGGGGCGGACGACGCTGCTGGACGCCGTCAATGTCTTGCTCACCAATATCGGCGAGATGCCGGTGGATTCGCTGGAGAACCAGCAGATTCAAGATGCGCGAGTTGCAGAGCGAACGCTGCTCGAATTCGCCAAGGAAGGGCAGAGCCGTGGTTGGTCATGGAACACAGAGCAGGCTTATCCGTTTGACGTTGACTCTGGAACTGGTGAAGTAAAGGTCCCCACTTCAGTGGTGAAGTGGAATGTCGACCCTTACCAACTTGACGGGCGTTTCATCCTGAGGGGCACAAGGGTTTACGACAAGAAGAACAGAACGTTTCAGATCGACCCAGTCAATGCGCCCATTCAGGCAGATGTGATTTGGCTGCTGTCGTGGGACGAAAGCCCTGAGGCATTTAACAGGTGGACAACAATCCGTTCGGCGCGAGTGTTTTCCTCGCGAATGCTCGGCGCTGACTCGCTGGTTAATTACACCGCAATTGATGAGCAAGCCGCGCTGGCTGAATTGATGAGGGTTGAGTACGGACAGTCACAGCCAAATTCGCTGACGGGCGGGCCGTTCTCTGTCCCGATGCCTACCTACAGCGCAGAGTCCGGTCTGCGCCGCGGAATGTTCGGAGGTGCCCGAATTGGCTGATCTTGTTTCTTATGCAATCCCCAACCTGATCCAGGGGATAAGCCAGCAACCTGATGCGCAGCGTGACCCATCGCAGGGCGCAATTCAGATCAATGGCGTGTCTTCCATTGCTGAGGGTTTGCGGAAGCGTGACTTCACGCGAACCATTGCCAAAGTCAGCTCCACCCCTTTTGGGGATGCTTTCATCCATTCGATCCTGCGGGATCAGAGTGAAGAGTATCTCTCTGTAATCACGAAGACTGGAATCAAGGTTTTCGGGCTGGATGGGACTGAGTACACAGTCAATACCAGCGCCTCCAGCTACAGCTACTTGAGCAGCGTCACTGACGCTCGTTCGCAGATTCGTGCGGTCACGGTTGCTGACTACACCTTCATCTGCAACCTGAACACACCCACGGCGATGAGTTCGGACTTGGCACCAGCCAATTCTCGTCCTGCTGCGCATGAGTGTTTGATCTGGGTGCGGGCCGCTAACTACGGCCAGAAATACATCGTGAATGTCAACGGGAACAACGTTGAGGTCACGACACCAGTCGCGCCAGTCATTAGCGACGGCACCACGATTACGGAGAACCGGATCAGTTCAGAGGAGATTGCTGAGGCGATCATCGTTGGCCTTGGCGGCACAGGCCTGACGATGAATGCCGTTGGCTCTGTCATCTGGCTCAGAGGCAATAGCCCTATCTCGGTTGAGGTTTCAGACGCAAGATCTAACGCTGACATCACTGCAATCCTGGGCTCAGTCCAGGCATTTACTGAGCTGCCAACGATTGCCCCAGTTGGCTATCAAGTCGAGATCACTGGAGACCCTGGCAATAACTTCGACAATTACTACGTCGAGTTTGAGCCGCGTGGTGCTGATGTCAAAAACCCAAACGGCGAGTTCAATGAAGGCGCTTGGTTAGAGACGGTTAGCCCTGGAGTTGAGTACAAGGTCAACCCCGCCACCATGCCGCACCTGTTGGTGCGCACTAGCGGCAGCGAGTTCTATTTCGGCCCTGCAGATGGTGCGGCCGTTTCTGGAGTGCCTGGTGGGCTGCCGTCATGGGGGCAGAGGACATGCGGCGATTACGAGACCGCACCTGACCCCAGCTTTATTGGCTACCCGATCAACGACGTTTTCATCTACAAGAATCGACTTGGCCTTTTAGCGGATGAAAACATCATCCTCAGTCAGACCAGGAAGTTCTTCGACTTCTTCCCTGAGACGACAACGACAATCCTTGACACGGACCCGATTGATCTTGTCGCCAGCAACAACAAGGTCTCGGTCCTGCGTTTTGCAGTTCCATATCAAGACGAGCTGATCCTTTTCTCGGCTCAGTACCAATTCAGGTTCAACGCTGCGGAGACGGTGTTGACGCCAAAGACAGCGCAGCTGACTGTGCTGACGCAGTTTGAGGTCGACACCAACGTCAGGCCCCAGCAGGCCGGCGGTGGAATCATCTTCGCTCAGCAGAACGGTGAGTGGACTCAGATGCGTGAGTTCAGTGTCCGTGGCGCAGGAACTGCTTTAACTGCTGATGCCGCTGATCTGACCGGGTACGTCTCCAGCTACATCCCGTCTCAGATTTTCAAGATGACTGTGAACGACACCGGTAACGCGGTGTTCGCGATCAGCGGGCGTCACACGGCAGGTCCCGGCGGGATCAACTACCAAAACCGGATCTACACCTACAAGTATTTCTATCGGAACCAAGGCGGCGGGGTTGAGCGTGCTCAGTCCAGCTGGAGTCATTTCGAGATGACAGGGGCCGATGCAATCCTCCAGGTGCTCTGTGTCCAGGAAGAGCTGTACCTGTTGACGCAGTACGGCGACGACGTGTTCCTCGAACGCATGTCAGTGAAGGACAGGCAGGAGGAAACGGACGGATTCGCCCCTTATGCCTTGCTGCTTGATCGTCGCGTCACCAGCACAACGGCGACACCAGCGGCCTTGCGGATTGGGGCGCCCACTTACGACGAATACACCAAGCAGTCGACCTTCACCGTCCCCTACGAGATGAAGGCGACAACGCAGATCTGGTCAATGTGGGACATGGCCAGCCCCGCAAGCACCGGCCCTGTGTTGGTTGGCGAGGCCAGCAGTGGCACCACGATCGTTGCCCGTGGTGACTGGCGAAACGTTGATGTGATGTGCGGTGAGCCGTATGAGTTCCGGTATCGGTTCACCAAGTTCAAGATGACCCGCGAGATCGGCGGGGGTAAAGCCGCGGCCAACGCAGTGCGAACGCAGATCCGTACAGCAAAGCTTCGTTATCACGAAGCTGGCTATTTCGAGGTCCACGTCCTTCCTGAGTTCAGGGAAGGTGGCGTCTACACCTACGACGGCACAATCTCTGCCGTGCGGAATGCTGCGATCGGCAAGCCGCCAATGAGTGAGTTCAACGCTGACAGCGTTCGCTTTTTCGAGGGGGTGTTTAGCGTCCCGATTTACGGGCAAGGCGAGCAGATACTTGTTGAGATAAGGAGCAGCAAGCCCATCCCTTGCAAGTTCTCGACTTGCGAATGGATTGCACTTGTGACGACAAGAGCGAGGTCAATGCAATGAAGTGGGGCAGGCCGACAGAAGAAAAGGTGATTTCGATCGCTCGGAATCTCCGAGAGGCTGATCGAATCGAGGTTTGGCTTAGCCACCAGACCGATCCGCTGGAGGCGGTGGTGGGCAGTTGGGAGTCCAGCGACATCTGCCGGTGCATTGAGACGGACGCTGGCGAGCCTGTGGGCCTCACCGGGTTGAACGGGGACCGGATTTGGATGCTGGGAACCGATGAATTGACCGCGACAAGGCGCCGACGTTTGCAATTGTGCAATGAAGGGCGAGGATGGGTTCAGCACTGTCTGGATGTTGCTGGGATGCCCATCGGCAATGACGTTTATTCCAAGAACACAGAGAGCATCCGGTGGCTAAAACATCTGGGTTTCACTGTTGCCGACCCCAGGCCAATGGGTCATTCAGCCGCTTTGTTCTGTGAGTTCTGGAGGGCTGCCTGATGGAACCGTTCACCATGGCTCTCATCGCTGGGGGCATTAACGCGACTACTGGTGCTCTCGGTGCATTTGGCAAGAACGCTGCTGCCCGGCAGAAGTACGCCGATGACCTTGCGTTTCAGCAAGCGAACAACCGTTTCTCGTCATGGCAGGCAGGCTTAAACGCTCGCGTGGCGGATGCCAACGCTCAGTACAAGTATTGGGAGAGCACTTTTAATTACAACCAGGGGAAGGCTTTCGCGAATTCGCAACGCAACGTCGAGTTCCTGAAAGAAGCCGAGCAGGCCCGCGTGGTGTTTGAGACGCGAGCCAACGCTGGCGCCGCGTATGTAAGCGACTCCTCTGCCATCTCTGATGGCTACATGGAGGCGGAGATGGCCGCGGCAGTTGCGCAGCAGCAATACACCTGGCGGGCGATGCAGGCCCGGTCTTCGGTGCAAGCGCTGAACGTCGAAGGCAACAGCGTTGACCGGATGGTGAATAACTACGCCATGCAGCTGGGCGATCAGATGACGCTGGAGTCGATCAACAAAGGGATCCGAGACCGGCAGTACACACGGGCGCAGGCAGGTGCGGTGACGCAGTACCTGAGCCGATACAACAGCCAGGACTTCTACAACCCCACGGAAGTTCTGGATCCGATCAAGCCGTTCCCGCCGTTGCCGACGATGATCTCGCCGCCACCGCCGAGCAGGGTAGGCGCACCGCCAAGCCAAGCAGCGTTCTTGACCAACCTTGGCACTGCTGCCCTGGGTGGTATCGCGACAGGGTTCTCTACTTACGGCTCGATGAATGCGCTCAAGACGCCATCGGCTGGTTCTGGTCCTGGCACGCCAGGGTCCGGCATTGGTGGTGCTGGTGGCGCAGCACTCCTGACTCAAATCCAGTCCTACCTGGGAGATTGATGAGCCATGGCACAACGTCTTTTTAATGGTTCGATTCAGCCTCAAGCCCGCCCGCTGAATGCCTTTGTTCAGCCTGGGCAAAGCAACATTGCTGGCCCAACGCAGCAGTCGCAGGTCCAGATTGGCCGGGGGATTGTCACCCAGCAGCAAGCCGGCACCAGCAGCGTTGCTGGTTTCAACCAGTGGGAACAGCTGACATCTGCACTGAAGCCATTCAGTAAGCAGCTGGATGGCGCTGTCAAGAAAGGGTTCCGTCAGTACGCCATCAACAACATTGAGGATGGCTATTACGACGAGCTGAAGAATGAACAGCTCAGGGCAAAGCTGCAGATGCAGCAGAACCAAGAGGCTGGTGCAGCAGACGCAGCGGAGACGATTACTGCGCTAGGGAAGGTTGACCCGATTGGCGCAACGCTTGCCAAGGAAGCAAACCCCTGGAAGCTGATTGGCCGCAAGCGTGCATTGGCACAGCTTGCTGCTGGCGAAGTCTCTGCACGGTTCAATGCAGAGCTGGCTCAGAACGCAGGGATGCTGGCCACGATGGCGCCCGGCAGCCCCGAGCTGATGCAGCGCAAGGCAGAGCTGACGCAAGGCGTCCTCTCTGACTTTGGCCTTTCTGGCGATGAACTTGAGTCTTCTTATTACGTCTCTCCGCAGATCAACAAGAGCTGGGACAAGTTCACCCAGAAGCAGAGTGAGCTGTATTCAGCTGAGGTTTATCGCAGTTCGACCGCACTGACTGGTGCAGCAGTCAAGACAGCTTTGAGTTCGCTTCTTACTGAAGGCGTGTTGCTGCAAACTGGTGAGCGGGTGATGCCTGGCGACCCACGTTTTGGGAACTATGCAGGCATCAAACTGACGCAGGAGATTGACAAGGGTGTGTCACTGCTTGGCGGTGACGATAAGACCAAGGCACTGCAATCCATACGAGAAAACCTTGGCTTGCTTTACAACTCCAATACACCTGGAGCGACGACCGCAATTGACAATATCCGCCTTGGCAGTGTCAACCTGCCGATGGATAAACGTCCACGGTGGATTGATGCCAATCCGTTTGAACTGCAGGATTACAGCAACAAGGCGCTGACGCTAAGGAGTGACGCTTACGAGGCACAGCAGCAATCAATCAAAGACAGTGCCGAACAGCGGTGGAACCAGACGATGTCTGGCCTGCAGGTGGATAGCCCTGAGTACCAAGACGAGCTGAAACTACGTGAGGCGGAGCTTGAAGCCGAAAACTATCGAGACACCGCAGGGTTTATCCGTGACCGCATCGCTGATGACCGAGCTGTTGCTGAAGGTAACGGCGGTGCCAACCCGATGTCCTTCGAGGAGAAGGCATTGTTTGAAGAAGCGCTGAACAACCTGACGCCAGGAGATGTTCAGTCGGTAGACATGATGAACACTGTTAATTCACTGGCCCGTCAGGCTGCAATGCGTGAGCCGACCGAAGAACTAAGAGAGAAAGCATATAAGGAATACATCGGAATTATTAACAAGAAGCGGGAGCAATTTGCAGGGCTGCCTAAGAACTCAGCGATGCGTTCTGCAATCAACAATCAAGTCAAAGAGGACCTGGCTGACCCGTCAATTGCTGGGCTTAAGGGCGCAACAGGGTTCCAGAACGGGACATGGATCAACCGCAACGGCGCTGCGCCAACACAGTCAGAGCAGCGTTACCGGGCGTTTGGCAACACGGTGAACAGGCTCCACACCCAGGAGTACATGAAGCGCCTCAATGAATGGCGGGGCCAAAACCCTGGGATGCGGGTTGACCCTGGGACTGAGGCGCAGATCATCTCGGACTCTGCCGAGGCGGTGCGCAAGTCGGAGGCATTCAAAAAGGCCAAAGACAAAGCGCTGCAGCAGGGTGAATCAACTCCACCGCCGCAGGTCAATCAGGACCCAAAGACTGGCCCAGTCCCCAAGGCTGCGGCCAGCAGTGTGACCCCAGAGCAAGCCAGCTCTTACGTCGACAAGCCGGTGATGAACGCCAGGTGGGTGCGCAGTGAGCTGAGTTCAATCCGCGGGGGCACGGTGGCTGGCAGCACAGAGCTGAAAGGGCTGGCGAAGGCTGCTGGAGTTAAGCCGCATCGTTACCTGCTTGAGCAGCTGAAGTTCTACGGGCCAACGCTGGACCCGACTGGCGCGTACCGGGGCTGGCTTGAGAAGTCACTGCAGCAGCAGAAAACAAACAGCACTCCGGCCGCGACGTATGGCGATCAGTCGTCTACGTCACGGTCGCCTGGCGCATGGCTGAACCAGTTGGTGATGCCAGTGGAGATCAGCCGCTTGCCGGGTGGTGAGCAGGGCCCAGCCCAAGGTCCATACACCCCAGTGCAACGCATCCCCGGCATGGGCTGGGGGCCTGACGGCAGAGAACCGGCACCCAACTTCCAGACCCCTATTCCGCAGGCCTGATCCATGGACTTTCAACTTCCCGAACTGCCTGAGCTGAGCGACGAGGAGCTTGATCAACTCAAGCCCATCGAGTTTGGCTACCCCGAAGCCAAGGGTGGCCAGTTGACTGACAGCCTGCGGACCAACGTTGGCAATAGCCAGGGGCCACTGCCTCAGGACAAGCTCGAACAGATGAGCCCTAGTGAATTGAGGGCACTGAAGAACCAGCGGTTTGAAGATGCCTCCGGCTGGGCTCGGCCGTTGGCTCAGTTCATGAACACAATGACTGCGCCTAGCGTGGGCGAGGGGATGTTGCTCGGCGTCCCCAACGCATTGCTCAAGCTGGGCAACGCCGGCATGGACTGGTTTGCCCAGGAAACGTTTGGGGCACCGGTTGATGACACTCCTGCTTGGCAGATCTCATCTGAGCCGCTGAAGCAAATCAACCCGTTGCGGGAGGGCGATACCGCCGACACTCCTGCTGACAAGTTCGGTTACGAGATTGGGGCGGAATCTGCTGGTGAGCTGGCTGGTTTTGTCACTGGCAGCACGCTGCTGAAGCGCGTCCCGCAGCTTTTAAGCCTGACCAACCGGCTAAAGCAGACGCAAGCAGTGCGCCGGCTGGCAGTTGCAGCCAAGACCAACCAGACAACACGGCGTGCGCTGAACACTGTCCGGTGGGGTGGTGAGGCAATGATCGACACGTCTCTGGCTGCGCTGTATCAGGACGCCGACTTCGGCAACTCTGCTGATTTGTTTGGCCAGAACCCGCTGTCCGCAAGGGAGGACAACAGCTATTTCGAGAACCTTGGCAACAAGCTGATCGCCGATGGCGTCTTGCTGCCTCTCACCTTGATCGGTGCTGGTCAGCTGACCCCATGGACCCGTCGTCTGGCTGACGGTGATCTGGCTTGGAACCTCGATGAGATCGCTGACGTTGAGCTGGCACCGTATGTGCCGCGTGGCATCACGCAGCCATTACTGCCTGCAGCAGTTGGTGACTCAGCTATTGATCGCAGCACTTCAAGCAACCTGCAGGTGCAGCAGGTGCAGCAGCAGCGGGACAGGATCAACACCATGTTCCCCGGACTGAAGACGTTCGAGGGTGGTGAGGGTCAGCTTCAGCTGGATGTCACTGGCGCAGGCGCTGCGTTTCGCGAGGACGGCACTCCGCTGCCACGGGTGGACAACCCTGACGGTGAAGGCACTGTGGTCAGCGGCCCTGAGATGGAAGAGGGCGTTCACTATCGCCAGCGCCCTAAGCAAGCTGCGCTTGACCTCGGCTCGTTTGGTGATGCACCAGACCCCCGGCCAGAGATCAGCACCTACCTGGCTGAACTGGATGAACTGAGTGACGACCAACTGAAGGAACTGCTGCCCAGGGTCAGCACCAAAGAGCAGTTGATTCAACGTGAGCAAGTGCTGCAAGCAGCGCAGGCCCGAGTGGATGACGCCACGCTGCAGATCGAGAGCATCAATGAGCGGCTGGCATTGCCCGAAGGCAAGAAGGGCAGGCTGACCGAACAGGGCTCTAAGCGTTTGCTGAACAAGGCCAACGCTGAGCTGGAGGCAGCACGGATGCAGTTGAGCAATATCACTGCTGACCCGCTGAAGGCTGAGAACGTCGGTGAGCAGCTGGGTCTGATGTTGCAGCAGACGCTGGATCTGGCCCCCGAGTCGGGCATTGAGCTGCCTCCTATCCGCGACATGGAGTGGGACGAAGCTACTGAGATGTGGCGACCTTCTCGGGCAGAAGGTGGCTACCCCTCACTGGAGGCATACCGGGCGGACATCTCAGGCTGGAACCGGGACATCCTGCGTGGCATGTCTTCACCAAACAACAGCCCTGAGGTGGCGGCAATCCTGAAAGTACGGACTGGCCGCCGGGTGTGGAACGCCAAGAAGTCAGACATCGTCGATGCGTTGGTGGAGTACGCCTCCCGTACCAAGCGTTATGCGGTGCAGCCTGAGCAGCTGCCGATTGAGGGGCTGCAGCAAAACCTGAACCTGGATGCCCCACCGGCCTATGCCCCTCGCGGTCTGACGAACGAAGCGCGGGAGGAGATGAAGCGCAAGATCCTGGAGTCCGCACTGGAGAACGGTGAAGTCCAGGCAGATGTCAGCCCTATCCCTGACAGCTTGCCAACTGCTGAGTTCAACCAAGGCCAGCTACTCGAAACCTTGTTTGACGTGGATGACGACGGGCAGACGATGATCCGCTACGCCAGTGGCGAGCTGCCTACTTACAAGGCTGGCGGCCGCAGTGCTGATGCGTTGATCGAGGAGGTGCGGCAGCGGTTTGGTTGGGCCGAGATGGACGGCGCTGCCAAGAAAGCCAGTGATGAAGCGATGTGGGCAAAGAACAACTGGAAGATAATGACCTGGGAGGAGAAGAAGAAGGCGTTTGAGGAGCGTGGTCTTTATCGGCAGACCCCTGGTGAGGTCACAGCAATTGATTCACCAGATGTTGTTGAGCAGCAAATGGTCGACACGCCTCTGACTGCGTTGCTGGAGTGGACCCCCGAAGGCAACATCAGTGCAGAGCAAGCAGCGGTGGTTAAGCCAAAACCCGAGGCCAAGAAGAGAAAGAAGAAAACGACAACATCGACACAGGTGAAGAAGGCACGCGAAACTACGGGCAAAGCTGAGGCGGAAGTCGCAGCGCTTAAGAAGCAACTAGAGAGGGCTACCTGCAATGGCTGATTGCTCAGAACTCGAAGCAAGGTTGGCCGCGGCTGAGGAGCGTCTTGCCCAGGCAAAGAAGCTTCAGCGCACTGTTGAGGGTGAAGCCGAGCTGGATGCGAAGGCTGGTTCTGGGCCAACCTTCCGCACCTTCTCCATGGTGGATGGCACCAAGATTCGTATTAACGCCAAGGAGTTTTACGACCAAGTCGAAGCTGACAACATCGCTATGGGCGAGGAGCAGTTGCGTCAGCTGGTGCGCGAACGGTTTGACAAGAAGGTCAAGCCAGTGGGCAGCAAGGGGCTGAACATCAACTACGCCCAGATGGAGTTCAACGATGAGAACGTCAACGCCTTGTTGGAGTTGGCGGGTGCTCGTCGCGCTAACTCCACAGCAGGTAAAGAACTAGCGCAGAAGTTCACTGAAGAAGTGGCACGCGACCAGCTGCTGCAAGAGGTGGCACTGCAGGGCGGCAACGTTGAGGAGATTGCCCGTGGTCTATCCAGGGACACCGGGGCGGTAGCAAAGCTGCCACTGCGGATGGTGCTGATCACCAAGATGCGAGGCGATAGCGCTCGGCATTACGCCGACATGCTGGAGGACTCAGCGGATCTGATCTCATCGTTTGGTCTGAGCCCGCAGAAGAAAGCAGAGCTGTCGCGTGCATCGCAGTACATGCACTTCTTTGAGCAGCTGGATGCTCTGTATGCCAGGAAGGTTGGCCAGGCGTTGCGTGCCAGAAGCTTTGATGAGTTCAAGGCAGTGGACCTGGGCGGCGACAACTTGAGTTTTGAGGATGTCTCCAAGCTGAACATGGACACCCTCAGGGAGGGGAGCCTGGCGGCACAGGTATTGGAGGCAATCGAGAGCGGCGATGCTGACGCGCTGCGTCGTGTGGCAACAGCCAAGCGAGTGCTGGCTGCAGCTGAGGCCACGATTGATGAGCCCAACTTCTTCACGCAGATTCGTTTGTTGAACAACCTGCGGAAGGACAACTTCTTCCTCAGCCCCAACACCTGGATCCAGCGCAACGTAGTGGCTGGCGCCGCGGTCAATGCCTACATGGGTGTTGAGGACTTTGCTTCTGCAGCGTTCAAGACCGGCAGCGTGAAGGACGCCTATGAGATGTCCACGTTTGCGGCGAGCCGCATGTTCATGGGCATGAACGAAGCGTTTGGCGCTGCGTTCCAGCTGCTGAATAACGGCAAGCCAACGCTCACGTCGCTTGGCATGAAGGAGGGGCTTGACCCTCTTTCTTTGCAGAACGCAAAGCAGAACAACGCAGACCAAACCAAGTTTGTGAAGGAGAGCCTGGTCGAGGCATGGAACACCAACTTCATTGATGGCGTAGCTGCATCCCCTGTGGCGGCAATGAACTTGCTGAACCTTGGGGTTCGCTATTGGCTCGGCACCGCCATCGAGAAGACAACGGGATCAACAGCGGGCTTTATGCCAGCGTTTCACTTGCTGGGTAGTGGTGATGAAGTCACCCGCCACATGGCTAAGGATTGGGCGGCCAGCAGCACGTCTTGGCTGCAGGCATTGGATGAATGGAAGGGCATGGCTGAAAAGCCCAATGTCCCTAAGCCGGACTGGGTGGCACAGCGTGCCAATGAGCTTGCCGATCAGGCAGTGTTCAGTGGTGCCATGACCGATGACGAGCTGGTGAAGCTGCGTCGGCAGGCCGGTGCTCAGCAGTACGGCGACATGTCGAACGAAGCGCTGCGGCTGAAGATCATGAACGATCAAGCCGGCGTCCCTAGGCCTGACACCCCGGCAGGACGTGCTGCTCTTGAGCGGATGCAAGAGGTCACATTCACCAAGCCTCTCGACGATCCGATCGGCCAGGGCGTGAATCGTGCCAGGCAGAACCCGCTAATTGGTTGGAACCTACCGGTGTTCACTACGCCGTGGAACGGATTGAAGTGGCTGCTGTCCCGTGATGTTTTCATCTCGACAGCTGACCTGCTGCAGAGGGAGGCACGCCAGCTTCAGGGCAAGCGGTCTGGTGCCGAGCTGCCATTCACTGCAGACGAGATGGCCGATGCCAGGGGCAGGACTGTCGTTGCTGCTGGCATGGCAGTGATCGTGAATCAGCTTTGGTCTCGCGGATTGTTCAGTGATGGCGGCAGCTTTGTGCCTGACCAAAACAAGCGCCAGCGCGATCGGACCCCGCCCTATTCGTTCTCCATTGGGACGTTGGGTCTGATGGGCATGAGCAAGATCAACATCCCTGGCAGCTCAATCGACATCGTTGACCTGATGGGTCTGCAGGCTGATGTGCAGCGTGCGTTTTACGAGGGGCTGATTAAGGACCAGGACTTCAACAAGTTCATGGACGGCATCGTGAAGTCCTACGCCCGGATCATTGGCAACAAGGAATCACTGAGTGGAGTGGTTGATCTGTTCAATGGGATGACCTCGTCAGCAGCGAACCGCAATACCAACTGGGTGAATCTGATGTCGCGTCAGATGAATGGCACCTTGCCTTTATCTGGTGCGTTGACCTGGGGTTCGCGTGCTGGACAGGACCCAGCATTGGTGCAGGGTCGCCGCGAGATGAGTGACGTTGAGGTTCAGGCCCTGGGCAAAGACCCCAACTTCAATCTGTTCCAGCAGTTTGGTGCTGCAGTTGCACGGAACTATCCACTGCTGGGCACTGCTGGCTATCAAGCGCGGAATCGTGATTGGTTGGGTCGGGACCTCAAGCGCCCGTTCTCTATCCCCTACGACACCAATGCACCGTTCGCCCCGATCTTGACGAGCGACACGCCGCTGGATCGCTGGATGGACAAGCACGGCTTCGGTGCGCCTCCTCACCCCGGCGGCAAGATCTCTTCCTCCGACACTCCACTCAAGGGCGGTGGCTCAACAACGATGAGCCTGGACGAGGAGAACACCTGGCACGCAGAATTCACCACCATCAAAGGTGAGGCACCGGCTGGCTATTGGCTTGGGAAGAACTCTTTGATTAACACCGGCTTCGCCGTTTACAACATTGATCGCTATGTCCAGGGCAACACGCTGCTGGAAGCGTTGACAGCATTAAGCCAAGACCCTGACTACGGCGCTGACCTTTCTTCCCCTAACAGCCCCAGCCTCACAGCCAAGCAACGCCCGTACAGCGAGCAATCACTAAGCGAGCGGAAGAAATCAATCAACGACCCGCGTGGTGTCTACAAGGTTTGGGATGCAGTCATCACCTATTACGACCGTCAGGCGATCGAGCGCATGGCTCAACAGCACCCTGAGTTTGTGACGAAGGCGCTCGCCAATCAGGAGCTAAAAGATGTTCGCCGGCAGGAAGATGCTGAGGCAATGATGCCTAGCCTTTCCTCTCCCTAGCAAGCGACATACACTGAGGTCTGCACCTGTGCAACCCAGGGATGACGACCTACGCAGTTGATACTTACACCGGAGACGGGTCGCAGGTTGACTTCGGCGTCAGCTTCTCCTTTCTCCAGCGGGCGCACGTTGAGGTCTATCGAATTGATACGGCGACAAAGGCAGAGACAAAGCTGACCTACACCGCCAACGCTTCTCCGGTTGGTGATGAATACGTTTGGGTCACGGACACGCAGGTCAAGCTCGGCACTGCGCCGACTGCTGATCAGACGTTACGGATTCAGAGAGACACCCCGGAGAATCAGCAGCTGGTTCAGTGGGCTGATGGCAGTTACATCGTTGCGGCAGATCTGAACGAATCAGATCTTCAGTGGCTCTACAACATCCAGGAGCTTGAGGACGAGATCAGCTCCATTGACGGCACGGTCATTGGTGAAGCGGTCAAGCTGGTCACGGGGGTCGAGCCGATTCAGGTCGACAACACCGACGATCAGCTTCCTGTCGTTTCTATCGACGAGACCAAGTCAACTGACGACCCGAACGCATTAACCAGCGACACCAAGGTTCTGTCGGAGAAGGCAGTTGATATTGCTTTCTCTCAGGACATTGGAGATGGCATTGGCTATCCCGCTGCAGGAACTACGGGCAAGGTCGGCAAGCTGCGGATCAACCCCGATACTGCAATCCCTGGCTTCTTCTATTGGAACGGCACCGCATGGGTGCAGGCATCTACCAAGGGCGAGCAGGGCGACCAAGGACCAGTTGGCCCTGCCCCTGGATTGCAGGACCCACCGGCCACGGCTGCCACGGTCCCGCTTAACGAGGACGGCTCGATTGGCGATGCAACAGCTGATGTCGTCCAGGACCCATCGACCAAGGATCTGAAGTTCCTGTTTGGCATCCCCGCCGGGGAGAAGGGGGACAAGGGAGATACCGGCGCAGACTCCACAGTCCCTGGCCCGCCACCTGGGCTGCAGGGCAATGCAGCTGTAGCCAACAACGTTGCGAACAACCCTGACGGATCAATCGGCCAGGCCACTGCAGCAGTCACAGCTGACGCCAACAGCGATCTGCAATTCACGTTTGGCATCCCGGTTGGAGAGCGTGGGCCCATCGGCCCTCCGGGTGATGGCGTTGATTACAAGGGGATGATCGATGCCACCTCTGACCCTGAGCCAGGGACCAAGAGGAACGGCGACTTCTACGTCAACACCGGCACGGGTACATC